GATAGCTTTAAAGAAGGCTATGACGGTGTATTTTCTAGCTCTAAGAAGATGGAGAACGACCCTTCGTTTACTAAGAAGTGGTTTGAAGGTTTGACTGATCATGAGAAGCAGGCAGCTAGAGAAGGAGCTAGAGCTAGAATTGCTACTGAGATTGGTACGGCTCGTAATCCTGCTTTAGCTGGTGAAAGTTTTGCACGGTCTGATTTTAACCAAGAAAAATTGGCAGTTTTATTTGGTAAAGAAGAAGCAGCTAAATTAATTAAAACTCTTCAAGAGGAGCGCACTATAGCTAATACCCACAATAAAATTGTTGAGGGTAGCCAAACTGCTATGCGCAGTGCCTCTAAATCTCAATTTGCTTTGCCCACAAAAACAGAAGTTATGCAATCGGCTCCTGCTGTTGCGGCTGTAGAAGCTGGTAATTTTTTTATGGGAGGTATGCCGGGGGTTGGTTCTGGTTTGTTAGCTGCTGCTAAAGGTGGAGCAATGGCTAAAGATGCTATTCGCATGAAATTATCACGCGAACATAATGCTCGCTATGCTCAATATGCCTTACCAACTGAAGGGCCCAGCAGAGACGCTTTAATCGCTGCTCTTGAAAGTCAAATACCGGGTCCTAAACCTAGCTTGCTCACTCGTGGGGCTAACACTTTGTCTAGAATTGTATCGCCATAATCTAATTTGCAAAACTATAGGGTCCATAACAGACCATTTAAAGTAAGCGATAACGATAAGTAGTGTGGGCATCCAAATATAGTTACGATATTTAAAAACTATGAAAGTTAATACAATGACGATTAGTAATTCCATTTTTAAAACTTTCGTTCTTTCTGCGCTTATGGTTGCGCAAGTTCATTTTGCTTACTCGCAAAATTCTATTCTTCCTCCAGCCAAAACTACGTTTGTAGATCAAAATGGCAAGCCTTTAACGTCAGGCAAAGTAGAATTTTATATTCCGGGGACAAGTACACCTAAAGCGACTTATCAGGACGCTGCTGGAACTATTTCAAACACCAATCCAGTTGTTTTAGATGCTGCTGGTAGGGGTTTGATTTTAGGTAATGGCTCTTATCGTCAAGTTGTTAAAGATCGGCTTAATAACGTAATTTGGGATCAAGTTACAGCTTCTAGCGGAGGGGGGAGCAGTTCTGGTACTGGCGATGGAAACGCCGTTGGTTCTGTTCAACAATACGCTGGATTTGTAGCTCCTTCTAATTATGCTTTTACTTATGGTCAGGAAGTCAGCAGAACTACTTATTCAGCTTTATTTAGCACTATCACGCTAACTCAAAGTATTGATTGTACTAGCGGCAATGCTACTTTAACTAACATTGCTGATACTACCCAATTAAATATAGGAACAGCAATTGAAGCGGCTTGTGTTCCTGCTGGTGCCACTATTATTTCTAAAACTGCAAATTCTGTTACGTTGTCAGCTAATGCTATAGTTACTACTACTGTTAGTGGTGTATTTTTTCCTTGGGGTAATGGTAATGGGCTAACCACTTTTAATATTCCTGATTTACGTGGAGCTTATCTCCCCGGTAGAAATAATATGGGAGGCGCTAATTCTTCGAATTTAACATCTTCTTTTTATACTGATCCTAATTCTTTAGGTGGTAGAGGAGGTTTGCAGTCTAAAACTATTTTATCTAGTAATTTACCTTCTTATACTCCAACTGGAACAATAACCAATGGAACTATAACATTTCCTTCTGTTCAAAATAGTAGTTTAGCTAATGGTTCTCAAGGTGGCGTCGTTACTGGTCCGGCAGGAGGAGCTTCTAATTTTACAACATTATTCAATGCTCAACAAGCTAGCTCTACTTTTGTTGGGGTTAGTTCTGGTGGTGGCATCGCTGTTAGTGCTACAGTTGGGGCAGGAGGATCGGGTTACACAGCAGGTACTCAACTATTAACGGTAACTGGTGGCACGTGTACTACACAACCACAATTTAATGTTACTATTTCAGCAGGTGCTATTACTGCTCCAGTGCTAGTTACAGCCGGTTCATGTTCTGTAGTTCCTTCTAATCCAGCAGCTACTTCAGGTGGAGGTGGTTTAGGCGGAACGTTGAATATTACATATTCGGCTGCTCCGTTTTCTCTTATTCCTCCTTCTAAAACTGTAAATTATATTATTAAAGTTCTGCCTGATGTGTTTCCTAGTGCTACTAGTGTTACATCTATTCAAGGTATGACCGGGGTAATAGTTTGTGCTGGCGGAGCTATTGTATGCGCTGGAAATACCATAACTGTTAACATACCTACATCGGCTGTAAGCTCTATTGGCAGCATGACTGGAGCCATTGGTTGTGGGGATGGAATACAGTGCTCAAGTTCTACTATTTCTGTAAAATCATTAGCTAATTATTGGGTATATGCCAAAGATTTTGGTGTAGTGTGCGATGGTGTAACTAATGATACTACTGCTGCTCAAAATGCCATTACTTCAGCAGCGGGCCGTCCTGTAATTTTTCCAGCAGGAACTTGTGTTATCACATCTACTCTTTCATATAGCACTTCAGCAGCTACTTTCTTTACGCAAGGCTTACAAATCATAGGTCAGGGTCGTGAAAAAACTATTTTTGATAACAGAGTGGCTAGCGGATATTTATTTGAAACTGAAACTTCTGCTGATTTACGCTTTCAGGCAGGTGTTCGTTTTGAAGGCTTTAAAATTACTACCACTACATCGCCCGCGTCTAGTGGCGGGATTCGTATGCATAAAGTAGCTTATGCTAAAGTCTCTAATATTCAAATTAGCGGATTAACTGGTAATGGCATTTATATTCCATTGCTAAGTACCCCCGGTGATTTAGACGGATCATTTGAAGTTTTAATTGATCAAGTTCGCATGGATAACATAGCCGGCTGGTGCATTGATACTATGCCCGGTGGGTCTAATACTGAATTTTCTAACTTTACGTTACAAAATTCTACATTTCAGTCTTGCGGAACTGCGTCTGGTGTTTCTCCTCCTCCTAGTGGGGCATTACGTTGGCGAGGTTTGACTGCTCGCATTGTTAATAATGGTTTTACCACCAATAACAATGTAGCTTTATATGTTCCTACAGCCGGAACAGCGTCAAATCTTTATGTGGCTAACAATGCATTTGAAAATACAGTTTCTACTACTGGTCCTCATGTATTAATTGATACTGGTTTTCAATTAGGCTACTTTCAAAACAATGAGTGTTTAAATAATGATAGTTTTGTCGGAAAAGGCTGTCTTAAAGTTTCTTCTGGTGCGACAACAGTAGCTAATAGTAATTTTGGTAATTGGAAAGTTCGCGCAACTGCTGGAAATAATGCGTATACCGCATTTGATTTTTCTGGAGCAGGCTTGGATTTAACTACTAATTCAATTGGTCAAATATACTGGCAAGATTTTGACCATGCTGGGCAAACTCGTTATGCTGGACTACGTACTGCTGGGAGTTATTGGGCGCGTATGGACGGAAAGACAGGAACAGTTTGTACACTTCAAGCCGGGTACAATGTGGCATCTTGTGTAAGAAATGGAGTAGGAGACTATACTATTACATTTAGAACTCCATTCTCTAATAGTTTATATAGCGTTGCTGGTATGGGTCAAAATGTCGGAGTTGCTACTGGTGTCATTAGTGTTTTGTTATCAGCTAATATGACATCCACTACTATACGCTTCGGTTGTTTTAATACTACTACTGGCGCTGCAATGGATTGTGACGTTATGTCAGTTCAAGGACAAGCGTCGTTATTATAAAAGGACGATTTTAAATGCCCACAAAATGGCCTCATGATGATACTGCTAGTAAGCGTGCGTTTTATGGTGACTTTAGAGAAAAGAATTGGGCTGCGTTAAATCTTGTTAGAGTATATCCACCTTTTAAAATGTATTACGCAAAAAAGCCAGTTAACGGGGTATTAGTTCATAAAAAGTGTGCCGCTGCGTTTCAAGCTGCGTTTGCTGAAATATGGGAACAGTGTGGGCATGATCAAAAACAAGTAGACAAATCTGGAGCTAGCGACTACGCAGGGTGCTTTAATGTTCGAAAAATCTCTGGCTCTGACAACTGGTCTAACCATTCTTGGGCTTGCGCTATTGATCTGTCTCCAAGCACAAATGGTTTTAATATGGCGGGGGATATCTCTCCCATTGTAGTTACAGCTTTTAAACGACAAGGTGCACTATGGGGAGGTGACTACAAAAAAAGGAAAGACGCGATGCACTTCGAGTTCGTTAGTAGGTAATCATGGGTAGAATTAAATCCATTACTAAAAGTGAACTTCAAGCTTTTGAAGATAGCTTTATCCCTGAACCTAATTCTGGCTGTTGGTTGTGGATCGGTCCTATTTTTAAATATCGTGGTGGGTACGGTTGTTTTAATTATGGTAAGAAAGTTATGCAGCGTGCTCATAGAATTTCTTGGAAGTTATACAAACACGATATAAATTCTAAAGATCATGTACTGCATCATTGCGACAATCCTTTGTGTGTTAATCCTGATCATTTGTTTTTAGGCGATCAAAATATAAATATGATTGATAAGTCATTTAAAGGCAGACAATTAGAAGCTGAAGCTAACCCTGCTTTTAAACACGGAAAATATATAGGTGACAAGAAAAATCCTATATATCCTACAGGCATTGTTTCCCGATAAAGGATATTTTAAAAATGAAGATTTCAACTGAAACGATTGGCAAGTGGTACGCTGAAGGTCGCAATTACGGTAGCATGATTTTGGGTTTTGCTACTGGTATCGGTCTAATGACTGCTGCTCAGCAGCAAGGTATGATGGATGCTCTTAATCAGATGTATCAAGGCGTACTGATGATTGTTAGCGGTGCTACATCATTCTATCAGATTTTGATTGTAGCATTTCCTATTGTGGGCGTAATGCTCGCTAAGTGGGCTAAGAAGTCTGCTACTGTCGATAGTCAATCTAAAGCTTTGGTGGCAGCAGCAAAAGACCCTAACACAGATATTAGTAAAGGAGCTACAGCTAATCTTTTAGCTGCTGCGGCTGAAGCGGCTCCTTTAGCTAAGCCTATTGAAGTTAAGGATAAAGAGTTAGCTGAAATCGCTCCTTCTAACATGGTTATATCCAAATGAAAAAGCTAGCAAGTATACTAATATTAGTTGGTGCAGTATTTGTTGGTGGCTGCGCTAAAGAAATGCAAACTCTATCCGATGCTGTATCGGCTGCTCAAAATTTTAAAGTTACTCAAGGCCAAGTTGATGCGGCACGTAATAGCTATAACGGATTTGTTTTAGGTCCGTTACGTAAATATTCACAGCTTGTTCGCTGTAAGACTGGTGAAAAGCTAACTCTTAATAATCCGTGTCATGACCGTAAGCTTTTGAAGCAAATTCGTACTGTAGATATGCAAGTGGAAAAAGCTTTTTCTGATACTCAAAATCGCATTATATCCGGTGACAATCAAGGGGCTGTAGCTGCGTATACTACGCTCAAAGGTTTGATTGATATTGCCAAAGCTCTAATAGCCCAAACGGGCGTAGCTGTATTAGGAGTTTAATTATGGACCCGGTAGCAATTTTAAAAGATGTTCAATTAGCTATTAGCCTAGCTAAGCTCGCATATGATTTAGGAAAGGACGTTGCGCCTTATATGATTACTGCATATGAAATTATGTTTAAAAATAAAATTTTGACCGCTGAGGAACGTGACGCTATGACAGCGCAGGAACTTGCTTGGAGAGCGGACATTGATGCTGTGATCGCAGCGGACGATGCCGCAACTGACTAAATTTTAGGCAGGTGTTCATAAACTTCTTGCGTCATCCGTAATTTTACGGTAGGGGAACTTTTGATGTGGATCAGGAACTTTTAAAGTTAGGAATAGCTGGCCTGATCTGCGTAGTGTTATGGATCATGTTATTAAAATCTGAAAAGCGCGAAGAAAAAAAAGACATGCGTATTCAGATGTTGGAAAATCAGTTGCGTGAAAGCTATGACGAACGAATAGAAGCTGCTGATAGAATTGGCAGTGCTATACACGAAAGTGCATCTGCTGCTAATAACGCGGCGAGGGCGCTGGATGAGCTTAAGCATGAAATCAGGAATAGAGTCGATGGATAGAATTATAAATCAATTCCGTCGTATCTATGCTGATTTTGGTCAGGGTGACAAAGACTTCTCTGATCAAGAGGAGAAATTACGCTCGGCTGAAGCTCGCTTGGCGCGGGGAACCGTGGAACTCGCCAAAGCGGCCGAAAACCTTAACCGCGCTGCCCTGAGTGTCATGCCTCCCGGCAAGGTTAAACACTAGCTAGATCGAGCGGAAACGGGGGCTGGGTGAGTTTTTCTGAAAAAGATATACCTAGCCAGCCTCCTATTCAAAAACCTATCCTGAGCCAAATAAAGAAAGGTAGCAGGATAAGGCTTAACGCTGATGGCCTTAAGTGGCAGACTTACGCTCAACGAAATATAAAAGATTGGTCTAAAGCTGTTGGTATTGTAAATAGGATTTATAGAGACAGACTCAGACTTACTGTTATTTGGGACGGTAATAAATCTGCATCTGATCCTATTCCTGTTAAATTTTTGTGTTTAGAAGAATGATATCTGCTTAGGTTTAATTAAATACCCGATATCCTCTAGTATATCTTTAGTATTCCTGATATACCAATCATAATCAATATCATCGGGAAACTCTTTTGGCAAGTCCAAACAAGGCTTAGCCCCATCACTATCGGCAACTTTGCTATTAGTCGATACCGTGTGTATAGCCCCTATTTCTCCTTTAGCATAATACCAACGTAGCACCTTACCTAGATATTCCCCGTTCTTATGGGCACCGGGGGCTTTAGCTTGCCTCACGTTTACAAACCGGGTAAAATTTTTACATCCCCTAATTGTTTGCTCAATTGGGATACCGTTAGCTAGTAATGCCTCTACAGCATCAGAACAAATCTGTACCGTTGGATTAACGTCTAGCTGCGTTCCTGATTGTGATCCAACCTCAGCATAGGGATTGCCTTTCTTCTTTACTTTTCCATCCAGCTTGACAGCAAAATAAGCGTTAACATCCCTAGCATGATAACTCTTATAGCGTGTCTCCTCAGTTGTAAATCCGCTAATGCTTTCCCAATAAGCCACAATTTGAGCTAACGCAGCTTCCTTATTTGTGGGCACAAGCATAACAATACCATCTGTGTTAGCCGATATGACTTTAATTCCTTCTAGCTCTAGCAATTCTACTTTCATTAATAGAGCAAGCTGACCGGAAACGGTCATTTGGATTGTGTTATCTGGCGAATAAAAAGTAGACCAAACGTCGCTCAACTTGCCAGATGTTCCGTTGATAACAATTTTTAAACCTTTGTCTCTTGAAAATATCTTTTTAGCTTTAGCGTCTAAGCGAACGTCAATGATGCGATTAAATGCGGTTAGAAAGTTGGGACCACATGAGACGGGAAATAACCCAAGAGTTGTAATGAGCCTAGGATAATAAGAAGCAACATCCCTATCCACAATTGAAACATTATCCGTTGCCTTATATGCAACTGTTTCTTCCGAGCTATGAAGTCCACCAATACCAAGGCGATAAATACCGTTCCCAACTTTAACATGCTCTTTTACTTCCTCTGGAATGTCCATTTTGCCCGATGGCTGCACCGTAAACTTGGCAACCCGGATACGCTCCAAAAGTTTTTTAAGTTCAGGGGTTTGATAATTTATGTAGTGCGGTACTGAGTACCTGAAAACCGTACCCGGTTCTACATCCTGTCTAGATGGTCGCTTACCATTGAGCTTGGCTACTTCTTTAACTAAAATCACTTCTGCAATCTGAGCATCTGATTTGCTCATGAGGTTTTCATGGTACTCATTACCTAGGCTTTCGCGTAGGTCTAGACGCTCCTTCATAAAATTAAACAATTCTTCAGTGATATCTAACTGAGTACAGTTAAAACCCTTTAACTGCTGTATTTCAAATTCGTTTAATTCCTTGTCAACATCAAAAGGCTGATCTTGAATGCTAGCAGTATGTAATCTAGCGCCATATAATTTTAGGCTTCCTTTAAGTGGAGCTACTTCAATCAAATCTATATGCGGTGTATTGAACGTTTGAAAGCCGTAGTTCTTTTTTACTTCCCAATCTCGCATACCTCCAATAATAATATCATTGGTCACATCCTTTAAAAAAGGCGCGTACTGCTCTTTATAGCTTGCCCACAATGCCAGCAAATCGTAATTGATGGAGTTAAAACCAACTGTACGATAATTGTACATTACCCATGAAAGCAGCTTAGGATTAAAAGTGGTGTGTTGCCCACATTCTAACTGCAAAAACTTATTGGTGGTGTGCAGTTTGAATGTAATCAGGAAATAATTAAAGTAGCTTTCCACGTTAAGGAAAAGCGTTCCTCCTACGTTAGACAGCAACTCAGCATCAGTTAAAAATTCTCGCTCAGGGAATGAGTGAGGGGAGTAAGGTTTAAGTTGAGCACGTTTTTCTAACGTGATTAGACCGTCAGCATTTATTGTGGGCATTTATCCGCTCAATAGCTTTATTAGCGTACTCTTCATCTTTTTCAATACAAATCCAGCGGCGATTAGTATTAATGGCTGCAATGGCTGTTGTGCCTGATCCGGCTGTATTGTCTAAGATAAGTTCATTTTCATTTGTGTAGGTTTTAATCAAATATTCGAAAAGAGCTATTGGTTTTTGAGTTGGGTGAATGCGATCTTTATCTCTAGCAAATCTTTGCACACTTTTAGGATAACGTTTTCCGTCATTCTCAGTTACAACTTGAACTTGATCTCCGTAATTAGATGACGCTCTGCCACTTTTTTGCGTATATGCTTTTCCTTCTTCAAATTGAGGATTGTATAAAGATTGCTCACGATAAAAAACTAATATATTTTCATGAGCTTTCATTGGTTGTTTTTTAGCATTCAAATGGCCGCTTGCTGCTGTTTTTTCCCAAATCCACTCATATTTTAAATAATTAATTTGTGATACTCCTAATGATTTATCAAATGGAGGTTGAGCAGTCAGCACGATAGCCGCGTTACTTTTGCATACTCGCCAATATTCTGCCCACAATTTATCAAGCGGTAACACGCTATCCCATTTATTTTGTGTAGTACCATAAGGCAAATCACATAAAATCATATCAATGACGCCATCAGGAATTTCTTTCATAGCGTCAAAGCAATCTTCCCAATAAAATCTACCATTTTTAATGTCTTGATATTTCAAAAGTCCATTCCTCTTTTTGTAAATTCCCAATACAAAAATCTATGCCATCCCCACCAATTAGGATTAGAAGGCGACCAATAAACAATCATTGTCTTTGCCTCCCTGAAATAACCCCTCTACAAACATCGCCAGCAAACACTAAACAATAACTGCTATCGTGAACACCGTTAGCCATTAAATGTATCCCATTTTCGTTCTATATCGTTTTTTATTATATTCGTTTCTAATTTTCTTACATTTATCACATTTGCAGTATATTCCATTTGGGCAAGCCCATTTTATTTCTTTTATTATTGTGGGTTTTAAATCTTCTTTAGCCCATCTTTTTTCTCTAGCTAGCGCTGTTCTCTGTTTCTTACATCTATCGCATTTACAATTAGACCCTTTAAAGCATGGCCATTTTTCTATGTCTCTGCGAGCTTCGCTCATTTTTTCTTTTGTTTCATCAGAAGCTTGCCGACCTAATTGACTATTTCTCATATTTTGACGAGCTTCTTCTGAGCGTTTTAAACCTAAATTTATAGTTCCTGTCTTACATATGTTATAACCTATGTTTGAATCATAAGGTTTTAATTCATTTAAATAAAATTGTTCTCTTTCTTCTAATTTTTCTAAACCAACATATTCTAATACACTAATAGTAAAATTTTCTTTACCATATTTGTTCCAAGCTCTTTGAAAAGTAGGAGAATGGTGACGTTGATTATTAGCATCGGTTCTGTGCCTATACCAGCGTAATTGAATATTTGTAGCACAACCAATATAAATTTTATTATTAACTAAATTTAAAATTTTATAAATTCCAGATTTATTTAGCTCGTCCACTGATGACACCTCTGACGTAATCTCCCTCAAAAACGAGGCAGTACGAGCTATCATGGATGCCGTTTGCGTAAAAGTCAATTTTTTTTACCCAAGATTTCATGATTTGTAACTGCTTAATTGGATAAACAAAACCAGCTGGAACGCCGTTACACTCATAAGTAGCTCCTACGCCTTCATCAGCATGACTACAAAGCAAATTCAATCGCGAATAAACGTTACCATCGTCAGAGAATGAAGCCACAGCATCAAGCGCATTAAAAAACTGAGGGTCTATAGTCCATAGGTTAGCCTCACGGTTTAAAATTCTAGAAACATCTGGCCATTTATCAGCGTACAATTGCGTTCTAAGCCAGCAGCCATCTTCAAACCAGAATGTAGCACTGTTACCGCTAAAGCCAAAACCAGTTAAGTTTTTCTTTTGCTTTGCAAGAGCTTTAACAAATTCTTTAGGCAATGGAACGTTAGGAGGAAGGTCCAACCCATGCCAGTACTCCATTAGCATCTTTCCGTTGGTCGCAATAACGCTACCACCGTTCATTAAAATTGATGCAGTGACAATCTGTAGCGAAGTTTCGCTAGCCAGCACTGCTACAGCGTCTACAGCCTCTTTAAACTTGTTTGAAGCTGGCGCAATCAAAGGGTCAGGCTGCGCACTATGCATGAGCGTAGGATCAAGACACGGTACTACAGCTTTAAACTTACCAGATTTAACAGACAAGCGAGAATTATCTAATTGTGTAAGTGAATAACTTTCGTTGCATTTTGACAGTGCTTCAAGGAGCAAATGAGTGTGGGCATAGCAGCAGATATCTTCAGGAATAGGACTACCAGCAGCAACAATGCCATTAAAGGCAATAGCCCATTTATCACGTAAACTAACATGCGTTTCATGAGGAGCACCTAGCTTATCAGATACACAACTGACAAATTCTAATGCAGCTAGTAGACCGGATTTAATTGGCTCTGATTTAGGGATACGAGGTTTAGGTGGCATGTGCTTCTTTTTTGCTAATTGCGTCAGCTAATTCTTTTCTAGCCTGTAGTACCCATGCTCTAGCTACTTTGTAAGAAGCAAAGCCAGTAGGTCTAGGGGTTATTCCGATTTGCCTGATTATTTCTGCTACCGTTCCTGAATAAACATCATATTTATCTTCTATGTCTCTCAGCCTTTCGCCGTTACAATAGTCTTTAGCTATGTTCCAGTGTCTAAGGGTTAAAGTTTTTCTTTTGTAGTTTCTTGCCATTCTTTTTCCAATTCAGAAATTAAAAAGGGATATCGTTGTTATCCTTGTACTCGGGACAGCTATAAACAAGTATCTCTGTAGGAGGTTTAGCGTTGTACAAACCGCATAAATCTTTTCCGTAATTCCAATGCTCGCAATTTAAACAGTTTTGGTAAGGTACGGTTTGAGGTTGTTTAATTACACGATCAACAGCGACTTGCACAGCTTGATAAAAATCAGCGTAGCTGCTTTGGCGCATTATAGGTTTGGGTTGTTTATACATTAGTTGTTCCTAGTCCGTTAAATTCTCCATAATAAAATTTTTCAGCAGCTAGCCTAGCGTTTATTGCGTCTTGTTTTACTGCGAAAGCTCCTAATCTAATTCTTTTATTCCTAAAGCCAATATAAGCTACCCAATATCCTCTATCATGTCTAAACTGCAAACCTTTAACTTCATGATAAATAGCAGTCAATCTTCTGTTGAATTGATTTTGAGAATAATCACAAATACGTAAATTATTTTTAGTGCAATTTAAGCCGTTGCCATCTTCATGATCAACTATGATTTTTCTATCTGTAACATTTAAAATTATCCTATGAAGCATTCCCGCATGTTTGTTATTATGTAAATACTTACATACTACGTACCTTGTATAACCTCCTTTAGTTTTCATAGTATTTAAAAAATATTTATACAAAATGTGTTTATCTTCATCATCTACAAAAATTTGTCTACCTGTGTTCATTGTATAAGTAAACATTTTTAAAACTCGCAGCTTAGAATTTCGGCGTGTAACTTGTTGACATGCACTCTTATAAACCTAGGGCATTTGAGAGAACTTGTATAACGCAAAGCTTCATCAATTGTAGCTGGTGGTTC